ATGGCGTTTCAGCGGGTGGTCGAAGGGCCGGACGATGTTGCGCGCTGGCGGCGGATACGGGTCGCTTACGAGGCTGGCGAGCTGTCGGTCACCCAGATTGCTGCCTCCTTCGGGGTCAGCCGCAGCAGCCTGCTGTGGCGCGCCAAACGCGACCTCTGGAAACGGCGGAACAAGACACAGACTGGCATGGATCGGCCCGCGATCATCAAGCGGTTGTTCCGGGTGCTGGAGATGCAGGTGATGCATCTCGAACTGGAGATGGATGAGATGACCAAGACAGAGACCCACAGTGGGGAGAGGGAGATTGAATTGCTCGGCAAGCTTGCTGCCAATCTCGACAAACTGATCAAGCTGGAGACGGCGACGGCGCGTCCGGAGAAGGACGACGGCTATACAGACCAGGAGGTCGCCGAAATGCGCAACAAGCTGGCCAAGCGTCTTGACCAACTCAAGCGCGGCTAGCGAAAGCAGCCAGGCCGCGGTCCGCACGCTGACGCGCAGCCAGGCCATCGCGATCGGGCAGCACTGGGTGACCTTTGCGCGACCTGACCAACTGGCGCCGGAGGGAGACTGGACCACTTGGCTGATGCTCGGTGGTCGCGGCTCGGGCAAGACCCGGGCCGGCGCCGAATGGGTGGCAGGGCTGGTGCGGCAGGGCGTGACGCCGATTGCGCTGGTGGGGCAGACCATGACGGAGGCGCTGGCCGTGATGGCGCGCGGTGAAAGCGGACTCATGCGGGTGATGCGGCGGCATCGTCCCAAGCTGCGCGGCACGACGCTGGTCTGGGACAACGGCGTCGAGGCCATGCTGATGTCGGCCAGCGATCCGGACCGGTTTCGTGGCCCACAGTTTGCCGCGGCCTGGTGCGACGAAGTTGCGAAGTGGCCCGATGCCGAGGCGGCGTGGGATATGCTGCAGTTTGCGCTGCGACTGGGTGACCGGCCGCGGCAGGTAGCGACGACGACGCCGCGCCCGATCCCACTGCTCAAACGGCTGCTGGTCGACGAGCACACAGCGGTGACACGGATGCGGACCGAGCAGAATGCCGAGTTTCTGGCACCGCGCTTTCTCGATGCCGTAGTCGGCCGTTATCGCGGGTCGGTGCTGGGGCGGCAGGAGCTCGATGGCGAGCTGATTGAGGACTCGCCCGATGCGCTGTGGCAGCGGAGCATGTTCCGGCGTGCCGGAGATGAGCCGGTGCAGCGGATCGTGGTGGCGGTCGATCCGCCGGTGACGGGCGGGCTGAAGTCGGACGCCTGCGGCATCATCGTCGCGGGGGGGACGGAGGCGGGCGCCACGGTGCTGGAGGATCTGACACTGCAGCCGGCGAGCCCGATGGGCTGGGCGCGGCGGGCGGTGGCGGCGTATCGCAGCCATGGGGCGGACTGCATAGTGGTCGAGGTCAACCAGGGCGGCGACATGGTCAAAACCGTGATCGGCCAGGTGGACCCCGACGTGCCGGTGAAGGCAGTGCGGGCGATGCGCGGCAAGTGGCTGCGCGCCGAGCCGGTGGCGACGCTTTACGCGCAGGGGCGGGTGAGCCACGCGGTAGGGCTGACGGCGCTCGAGGACGAGATGTGCGCGTTCGGGACGGACGGGCGAAGCGATGGGCACTCGCCGGACCGGGTGGATGCGCTGGTCTGGGCGGTGACGGAGCTGTTGCTGGGCGGGCAGGGGCCGAGGGTGCACGCGCTCTAGGCCGGCTTGCCCCCTCCACCATGCTGCGCATGGTCCCCCTCCCCCGTAAACGGAGGAGGACCGGCTGTGGCGCGATCTCGCCGCGATCCTCCCCTGCGTAGCGGGGGAGGGGGACCGGCGAACCCGGTGGAGGGGGCAGCCACCAAGATGATTTCAGAGGAACGAGACATGCCAAACTGGTGGAGCCGCCTGAGCGGCCGATCGACTGTGCCCGCCGAACAGAAATCCGCGCCGCAGAGCCTCTTGGCGTTGACCGGCGGGGGTGATGCGACGTGGAGCCGGCGGGGGTTCGTGTCGCTGGCGACAGAGGGCTTCGTGCGCAATCCAGTGGTGCACCGGTGCGTGCGGATGATTGCCGAGGCGGCCAATTCCGTGCCGTTGGTAGCCGAGGAAGGCGGGCGGCGGGTGACCGAGCATCCGGCGCTGGCGCTGCTGCGCCGGCCCAATCCGCGGCAGTCGGGTGGCGAGTTGCTGGAGGCGGTCTATGCCTACCTGCAGACGGCGGGGAACGCTTATCTCGAAGCGGCAGTGATCGATGGCGAGGTCAGGGGGCTCTACGGGCTGCGGCCAGACCGGATGCGGGTGGTCGCCGGCAAGGATGGTTGGCCGGGGGCGTATGCGTACTCCGCGAGTGGAGCGACACGGACGCTGAGCCAGGAGCCGGCGCCGATCCCGCGCGTGCTGCATCTGGCGCTGTTCCATCCGCTCGACGACCACTATGGGCTGAGCCCGCTCGAGGCGGCGCAGACCAGCATGGATATCCACAACGCGGCGGCGCGCTGGAACAAGGCGCTGCTCGACAATGCGGCGCGGCCGAGTGGGGCGCTGGTCTATTCGGTCGCCAACGGCCACCTGACGCCGGAGCAGTTTGCGCGGCTGAAGGCGGAACTGGAGCAGGGCTTCGCCGGCGCGCAGAATGCTGGCCGACCGATGGTGCTGGAAGGCGGGCTCGACTGGAAGACGATCGCACTGTCGCCGCGGGACATGGATTTCATCGAATTGAAGAACGGCGCGGCGCGGGAAATCGCGTTGGCCTTCGGCGTGCCGCCGATGCTGCTCGGCATCCCCGGCGACAACACCTACGCCAACATGGCCGAAGCCAACCGCGCTTTGTGGCGCCAGACGGTGGTGCCGCTGGTGCGCCGCGTGGCGGATGATCTGGGTTCGTGGCTGGCGCCGGCGTTCGGCGGCGGGTTTGCGATTGTGCCGGATCTCGACCGCGTCGAGGCGCTGGCGGAGGACAGAGCGACGCTGTGGGCGCGGGTCGGGGGTGCGGCGTTCCTCACCGATGAAGACAAGCGGGGGATGCTGGGGGTGGGGAGCTAGGCTGCGGCGCGGTTGCGGCGCCGGCCGGCGAGGAGGCCGAGGATGGAGATGTCTTCGTCGATGTCGGGCCAGTGGATGCCTTCGCCAAGGCCGATCAGACGCCAGTTGCTGCGGGCTTCGGGCGAGGCATCTCGGAGACGCGGGAACCAGGCCACTGGCACGGAGAGTTCGCGGCCATCGTCGAGCGTGACGGACAGCATGGCATCGTCGATACGCACGTCGGTCGCCAGCGGATCAGTCTCAATCGTCAAGGTGCTCATGCCAGGCCCTGAGGAACGTCTCACGATGCTCTAGCACAAGATTGCGGACGGGGCCGAGTTCATGTGCCTTGAAGCGCTTCGATGATGCCAGTTCGACCGGCTCAAGCCAATACTTGGCGAGCTTGTCGCCTAATTCGACGTGAACGTGCGGCGGCTCGTCGTTCTCGCGACTGTAGAAATAGAAGCGGTAGCCGGCGGTTCTAAGAACGGTTGGCATCACTGTGCTCCACAATCGGGGCAGCTTGGCATGGCCCGCTTCAGCGGTCACGGGTGACAACTGTCATCCCCAACACACATCAACAGCAGTGCCGCGCGCAGCGTCCCCTGCCGTCCGTCGAGGATGGGAGGTGGTTCGGCACGGCCATATGAAAGGGACGATAATGGACGAGCTGACCAAGACCATCGTGAGCCGGGGGGACCTGGCGCATCTGGCGCTGTTTTTGTGGGCGAGCGGGGCGAGTGCGGTGCTGGTGTGGACGCTGCGGGAGCTGGCAGCGGCGAACAAGCGGTTCAACGATTTCGTCCAGGAGATCGCCACGCTCAACCAGCTGTTTTCGCGAAAGGACAGGGAATGAAGGCAGGACGCGACGAGGCCCAGCAGGTGTTCCGGCAGTTTGCCTGGGCGCTGGCGGGAAAGCTGGCGACGCCCAAGCCGGCGGCACGGCCGAAGCCGAGGCCGTCGCGATGAGGGAGAAAATCCCCATCGATGCCGAGGGGCGGTTCGCCGGCTATGCGAGCGCCTTCGGGCTGGTCGACGAGAGTGGCGACGTGGTGATGCCGGGGGCGTTCGCGAAGAGCCTCGGCAAGCGCGGCACGCCGGGTGTGCGGATGTTGTTCCAGCACGATCCGAAGGAACCGATCGGCGTCTGGGAGGCGATCCGCGAGGACGGCTTCGGACTCTGGGTCGAGGGCCGGCTGGTGCCGGGGGTGCCCCGGGCCGATGCGCTGCGGCGGCTGATCGAGACGCGCGCCATCGACGGGCTTTCCATCGGCTTCCGCACGGTGCGCGCCACCCGAGAGGGCAAGGGCGGGCATCGCAAGCTCTGGCAGATTGATCTCTGGGAGATCTCGATCGTGACATTCCCGATGCTGGATCGGGCACGGATTTCGGCCGGCACTGCCGGCCTTGCGGCTGCGGTGGGCGCGGCCATTTCGCTTCTGAAACAGTGAGGACAGATATGACGGAAGTTGCAACCGACCGCCTCGAAATCAAGGCGGCGGCGCCGAATGATATTGGCGGCATGTTCGCCGAATTCATGGGCGCCTTCGAGGAGTTCAAGCGCACCAATGACGGGCGCCTCGCCGACCTCGAAAAGCGCGGATCGACCGATGCGCTGACCGAGGAGAAGGTGAGCCGGCTCAACAGCGTGCTCGACAATGCCAAGTCGGCGCTCGACCGCATGGCGCTGGAGCGCAGCCGTCCGCAGCTCGAAGGCGGGTCGCCGATTGCGCATGACGAGTACAAGGACGCGTTCTCGGCCTATGTGAAGCGCGGCGAGGAGAAGGCGCTGTCGATCGGCAGCAATGCCGATGGCGGCTACCTGGTGCCGAGCGAGACGGAGACGGAAATCCTCAGCCGGCTGACCGCGATTTCGCCGATCCGCGCTATCGCCTCGGTGCGGCAGGTGAGTGCGACGGTCTACAAGAAGCCGGTGACTCTCACCGGGCCGCAGGTCGGCTGGGTGGCCGAAACGGCGTCGCGTCCGCAGACCAACAGCCAGACCATCGATCTGATCGATTTCCCCACCGCCGAACTCTACGCCATGCCGGCGGCGACCAGCGCCTTTCTCGACGATGCGGCGGTGGATGTCGGCCAGTGGATTGCCGACGAGGTCAACGCCGCCTTCGCCGAGCAGGAGACGACGGCGTTTGTGTCCGGCAATGGCACCAACAAGCCCAAGGGCTTCCTGAGCGAAGTTCAGGTGGCGGAGGGCAGCTGGGCCTGGGACAAGATCGGCTATATCGCCACGGGCGTCTCCGGCGACTGGCCGGCGAGCAACAAGTCGGACGTGCTGATCGACCTGGTTTATGCGCTCAAGGCCGGGTACCGGCAGAATGCCAGCTGGGTGATGAACCGCAAGTCGCAGGCCGAGGTGCGCAAGCTCAAGGACGCCGACGGCAATTACCTCTGGCAGCCGGCAGCGACGGCAGGCGGCAAGGCGACGCTGATGGGGTTCGACCTCGTCGAGGCCGAGGACATGCCGGATATCGCGGCCGCAGCGACGCCGATTGCGTTCGGCGATTTCCGTCGCGGCTATCTCGTGGTCGATCGCCAGGGCGTGAACGTGCTGCGCGACCCGTTCTCGGCCAAGCCCTATGTGCTGTTCTACACCACCAAGCGCGTCGGCGGCGGCGTGCAGGATTTTGATGCGATCAAGCTGCTGAAGTTCGCGGTGAGCTGACGTAGCCGGGGCCGGCGCCCCCTCCACCACCCTGCGGGTGGTCCCCCTCCCCCGTGAACGGGGGAGGATCCAGCTGTGGCGCGATCTCTCGTGATCCTCCCCTGCGAAGCGGGGGAGGGGACCGGCGTAGCCGGTGGAGGGGGCGCCATGCACCACTCCAACAACAAGTGACAACATCATGATTTCCTACCTTCTCGCAGGGCCCGCGGAGGAGCCGGTTTCGCTTGTCGATGCCAAGGCGTTTCTCCGGGTCGACGATAATGCCGAGGATGCGCTGATCGGGACGCTGGCGACGGCGGCGCGGCTGCATGTCGAGAGCGTCACCGGCCGGGCGATGCTCTTCCAGAGCTGGCGCGTGGTGCTCGATGCCTGGCCGACCGAGCGGACCATCGCGCTGCCTGTCGGGCCGGTGCAGACGCTGACCGCCGTCACCGCCTTCGATGAAGACGACGAGGCGCACGAGCTCGCGCTCGAGCAGTTCTCGGTGCAGGCGGGGCGGCTGATGCTGCCGCGCGAAATTGCCGGCGCACGGGCGCTGCGGCCGCGGCTGGGACTCGAGATCGACTATGTCGCCGGGCACGGCGAGGACGCGGCGGCGGTGCCGGCGGATCTGAAGCATGCCTGCCTGGTGCTGGTCGGCTACTGGTTCGAGAACCGCGACGCGGTGATCGTCGCCGGCTCGGGCGCCGTGGTGCCGGCCGGCTTCGATCGGCTGGTGGCGCCCTACCGCCGGGTGTCGCTGTGAGCGAGATGCCGCAGATCGGCGGCCTCAACGACCGCGTGCAGCTGCAGCGGCGCACCGAAACGGCAGAAGACGAGGGCGGACACGCGGTGCTCTACGTGCCGCTGATGACGCTCTGGGCCCGGGTGAGGGCGTTCGGCGGCGGGCGTGGTGTGGCGGCAGATGCGCGCGGTGTCGAGGTGACGCATACAGTGGTGATCCGGCATCGCAGCGGCGTATTCCCCGGCGACCGATTTGTCTATCGCGGCCGGCATCTTGAGGTGCTGGGGGCCGAGGACATTTCGGGGCAGCGCAAGTTCCTCGCCTGTCGCTGCGCTGAAAGGCGGGTGACCGGATGAGCCATCCGATCGTCGAGCTGCAGGCCATGCTGGTGGCAGCGCTGCGGGCCGAGGACCAGCCGGTGTTCGACGCGCCCCCTTCTGGGGCGACGCCGCCTTACCTCGCCATCGTGCGCCACGACGTGGCGCCGCGCGACGGCGACGAGGCGCCGGGGCACGAGCACCGAGTCGCCATCCACTGCTGGGCGGCGACGCCGAGCCGCAAGGCGGCGCTGGCCCTGGCCGAGCACGTGCTGGCGGTGGGGCTGGGTGCGTTGAGTGGGCCGCTGACGGTGACCCACGCCACGCACGAGCGGACCGAGACTGCCGTGGATGGCGAGACGGGGTTCGCTCGCGCCGCGGTGGTGATGCGGTTTTTCACGGAGCCGAGTTGAGGGGCCGCAACCCCCTCATCCGGCCTTCGGCCACCTTCTCCCACGAGGGGAGAAGGCGATGCGGCACGATCTCGCCCCAGCTTCCTTCTCCCCTCGTGGGAGAAGGTGCCCGACAGGGCGGATGAGGGGGCTTTGCAGAGGAGAACGATATGACCGCACAGAGCGGAAAAGACATGCTTTTGAAGCTCGACCAGACTGGGTCGGGTTCGTTTCTGACGGTCGCCGGCCTGCGCACGCGGGCGCTGGCGTTCAATGCGGCGCCGATCGATGTCACCGATGCCGAGAGCGCCGGGCGGTGGCGCCAACTGCTGGCCGGCGGGGGCATCAAACGGGCGTCGGTGTCGGGCTCGGGGATTTTCAAGGATGCGGCGTCGGATGCGAAAATCCGAGAGCTGTTCTTTGCTGGGACGATCCGCGAGTGGCAGTTGATTTTGCCGGACTTCGGGGTGGTCGAGGGACCGTTCCAGATCGTCGCGCTGGAATTTTCGGCCGATCACGCGGGGGAAGTGACGTTCGAGATTGCGCTCGAAAGCGCGGGGGAGATGGGGTTTGCGGCGAGCTAGGCGCCGGTGATAGCGTTGGAGAGGTGAGGGGCGGGGAGCTATGGCTGCAGATCGCACGGCCCTTGCAGTGCTGGCCTCGGGCGCAACCGGCTACGTCCTGGCGGTTGTATCGACTACTGTCGAGCGCGCCGCAGGTGATCCAAGCCAGAGCTTTGCTGTCTGGCTGATCGACGTAGCCCTCGCCATGTCGGTATTCACCGTAAGCCTGACGGTGGTGGGCATGATTATCCTCGTACCCGTCGCCGCCATCCTCCGATGGCTGCGCTTTGATCGCAGCTGGGTCTTCGTGCTGATCTACAACGCGCTGTTTCTCAGCCCCCACCTGCTGCCGCTCGTGCTGTCGAGGAACGAGAGCTTCGGCTATTCGACACGCGACTGCGACGCTGTCGTCAAAGGCGTGACGACGGCGTGCGGTTGGGTACTGGAACTGCAGGGCATGGCCTTCACCGCGGTCATCGCGACCCTGGCCGGGCTCGTGTTTGCCTATGTCTACCACCGTCCGGTCAAGCGCCGGGGTCGTGTGGCGACCGAGGGGCAGGGCTGAGGGGGTGCCGCGTACCCCTCTCTCGCGTCGCTAGGGGTTTGCTTTGCAAACCCAAGCTCTGCGCTCTCTCCCTCAAGGGGAGAGAGGGTCCCGACTGAGGGCGCTATTGTTGGACCTCGCCACACACTCGGTCGTCACCCCGGCGAAAGCCGGGACCCAGCTGCCTGGGTGGGGCGGATCAGGAACGGCGGGAGCCGCAGTATCGAGTGAGCTGGGTCCCGGCTTTCGCCGGGATGACGGCTGGTGGGGTGGCGGGTAGGTGCAACGCCCTCGTGGTTCGACAGGCTCACCATGAGGGCTGCCGAACCGGTGCCTATGAGAACCTCATGGTGAGGGAGTGAGGTCAATCGTGACTACGCGTCCCGCAGCACCACGCCCAGCCCGCGCAGCATGTCCCAGTAGCCGGGGTAGGTTTTGCCTACGCATTTCGGGTCGAGGATCCGGATGCCGCCGATCTTCAACCCGGCGAGGGCGAAGCTCATCGCAATCCGGTGGTCGGCGTAGGTTTCGATTGCCGTGCGGGCGTTGCGGCCGGACATCTGCATCAGGCGCGGGTCGGAGTGGATGATGAGGTCGTCGCCGTCCTGTTCGGAGAGGCCGGGGATGATGCGGTTGAGTTCGGTGTCGAGCGCCATGATGCGGTCGCACTCTTTGACGCGCAGGTTGGCGATGCCGACGAAGCGGACGGGCGTGTTGTTGAAGGCGGCGAGGACCGCCATTGTCGGCACCGCGTCCTGCATCTGGCTGCCATCGATGACGGCGGGCATGTTGGGGAACATGGCGATGATAGCGGCGGACTTCGCGTCCGGCTGGGTGAAGTCGGCGGTGGGGACGCCGAGGTCGATGTCGCCGCCGGTCAGCGCTGCCGTGGCCCAGAGATAGGTAGCGGCGGAGGCGTCGGGCTCGATGTGGAAATCGCGCGCGGTGTAGCCGGTACCTTCGACGCGCCAGGCGCCGGGGGCGAGTTGCTCATAGCGAGCGCCGAAATGGCTCATGCCGGCGAGGGTGAGGTCCACATAGCCGCGGGCGCCGATATTATCGCCGGCCAGCGTGATATCGACCGGGTGACTGCCGCCGGCGGCGAGCATCAGGATTGCCGATAGATACTGCGAGGAGAGGCCGGCATCGAGGGTGACCGCGGTGCCGGGGAAATCGCCTGTCCCTTCGATGGTGACGGGCGGGCAGCCGGTGGGCGCGTCGGCGGTGACGCCGAGCTGGCGCAGAGCATCGACCAACGGCTGGATCGGGCGCTTCTGCATGTGCTCGTCGCCGGTGACGATCACCGTGCCGTCGACGAGAGCAACGGCGGCGGCGAGGAAGCGCGTCGCGGTTCCGGCATTGCCGAGAAACAGCGGCGCTGACGGCGCCATCAGCCGGCCGGTGCTTTCGACCACGAAGGTCGTGGCATCGGGCTCGGAAATCGTCACGCCCATGGCGGTGAGGGCTTCGGCCATGCGCGCCGTGTCGTCGCTTTTCAGCGCGCCGGTGAGGCGGCTGGTGCCTTTGGCGAGAGCCGCGAGAAGCAGGGCGCGGTTGGTGATCGACTTGGACCCCGGCGGCGAGACGCGGCCGCGGAGCGGATGGCCTGGTGGCACGATTTCGAGCGCGTCGGACATTCGGAAACCCCTGAACTGCGGGCTGCTTAGCGGTCCCGCACGGGAAAATCAAATCGGAGGAAAGTTCATGGCGAACCCGCAGCGCGGCGAAGTCAGCGCGGTGATCGAGGGCGAGGAGAAGGTGCTGTGCCTGACGCTGGGGGCGCTGGCGGAGCTCGAGGCCCGGCTGCAGGCCGGCGATCTGATCGGGCTGAGCGAGCGCTTTTCGGGCGGACGGGTGACGGCGCGGGATCTCACCGCGATCCTCGGAGCCGGGCTCAGGGGCGGCGGCAATGCCGTGACCGACGACGACCTGGCGCGGATGCATATCGAGGGCGGGTTGAAGGGCGCAGCGGAGATTGCGGCGCGGTTGCTGCGGGCGACGTTCGGGGGTGAGGCATGAGGGCGTTTCCGTGGGACGAGGCGATGGCCTTCGGCTTCGGCGTGATGCGGCTCTCGAGCCGCGAATTCTGGGGGCTGACGCCGCGCGAACTGGCGGCGGCGTTTGGCCCCGGCCGTGGGCGCGGTGAGCCGCCGAGCCGGGATGGGCTCTCGGAGATGATGCGGCGGTTTCCCGATGAGGTGAGCCATGGGTGAACTGCTGGACGATTTTCGCGACGAGCTCGGCGACAGCAAGGTCGAACTGGAGCGGATCGAGGACCTGGCGCGGGGCGTGTCGCGCTCGCTGAGCCAGGCGTTCCGTGGCGCGGTGGTCGATGGGCGATCGCTGAACTCGGTGCTGGCTCAGGTAGCGCGCAGCTTTGCCGATATCGCGCTGCAGGCGGCGTTCAAGCCGGTGGGACTGCTGGTGGGCGGGGCAGTGGAGAGCCTGTTCACCGCGGCCAAGCCCTTTGCCAAGGGCGGCGTGATCGCGGCGCCGACATTCTTTCCGCAAGGGCGGGGGCTGGGCGTGGCCGGTGAGGCCGGGGCCGAGGCGATCTTGCCATTGGCGCGCGGCTCCGATGGTCGGCTCGGTGTCGCCGGTGGCGGCGGCGGGGCGGTGAGCGTGACGATGAACATCACAGCCAGTGACGCACGGAGCTTTGTGGCCAGCGAGGCTGAGGTGGGCGCGATGCTGCTCAGGGCGGTTCGGCGCGGGACGAGGGCGAGCTGATGGCATTTCATGCAGTGAGGTTCCCCCTCGACATCTCGCTGGCCTCGCGAGGCGGGCCGGAGCGGGCGACGGACGTGGTGACGCTGGCCAGTGGGCGTGAGGAGCGCAACTCGCGATGGGCGCATTCGCGGCGGCGGTACAATGCCGGGTATGGGGTGAAGTCGCGGGCGGATATGGCGGTGGTACTGGCGTTTTTCGAGGAGCGGCGGGGGCGGTTTCATTCGTTCCTGTGGCGGGATGCGCTGGATCATGCGGCGACGGACCAGGCGATTGGGACCGGGGACGGGACGAGGGTCGCGTTCCAACTGACCAAGAAATACGGGGCGAGTTTCGACCCCTATCTGCGGCCGATCACCAAGCCCGTGGCGGGGACGGTGGTGGTGAAGGTCGACGGGGTGGTTACGGATGTAGCGACCGACCCGTTGACCGGCATCGTCACGTTTGATGCGGCGCCGACGGTGGGCGTGGCGGTCACGGCGAGCTTTGTGTTCGACGTGCCGGTGCGGTTCGACGTCGATCGGCTGGACATCGAGCTGAGCTCGTTCGACGCGGCCGAGGCGCCGAGCATTCCGCTGATCGAGGTGCGCGAATGAGGACGCTGGATCTGGGGTTCAAGGCGCATATCGAGAGCGGCGCGACGACGCTGGCGACGTGCTGGCGTATTGCGCGGACGGACGGCGTCACGCTCGGCTTCACCGATCACGATGAGCCGCTGGTGTGGGACGGGACGACGTTCGAGCCGATGCTCGAGGGCGGCGAGGCGACGCAGAAACTCGGGCCGCAGACCGACACCAGCGAAGTGGTCGGCGTGCTGACCTCGGAGGCGATCGCCGAGGCGGACATTCTGCTGGGGCGGTTCGATGGGGCGAGCGTCGAGACTTGGCGGGTGAACTGGCGCGACGCGAGCCAGCGCCTGCTGCAGCGGCGCGCGAGCATCGGCGAAATCACGCGCGAGGAGGGGGCGTTCCGCGCCGAGCTTCGCAGCGCGCAGGCGGCGCTGAACCAGGTGCGCGGGCGGCTCTATCAGGCGCTGTGCGATGCCGAACTCGGGGATGCGCGCTGTGGCGTCGATGTCGAGGATTCCGAGTTTCGGGCGGAGGTGACGGTGGCGGAGGTGCGCGACCGGTTCCGCATCGCGGTGAGCGGGGTCGAGGCCTATGCTGAGGGTTGGTTCGGGTTCGGCACGGTTGCGTGGGCGACCGGGCAGCGCGCCGGGTTGCGCGACCGGGTGGTGAGCCATCAGCGGCTGGGCGAGGTCGACGTGTTCGGCTTCGGCGTGCCGGTCGGCGACTGGGTGATGGCAGGGGATGCGTCCGTGGCGACCGCTGGGTGCGACCGAAGGCTGGCGACATGCCGCGAAAAGTTCGCCAACGTGCCGAACTTCCGCGGCTTCCCGCATGTGCCGGGCAGCGACTTCGTGCTGCGCTATCCGCGGGCCGGGGCGGAGCTCGACGGACGGGCGCTGTTCGGATGA